GTATTGTTGCCAACGCTATAGTAGAGCTGTCGAAGTCCTCTGGATTTGATATCACTGCCATACAAAAAAACAGTTGTGGTGAGGCCGTGGATTATTTTGAAAATGCCCGAGGACCGGTGGCAATAGTATGGTCTGACACCATGATCAAAAATTCAGAAGTCACCAAACAAAACTGTGTGATCAATTTTGAAAAAGCTGTGGCCGTAGCCGTAACCTATGTACCATATGAGGTATGTGTACTGAAAGGAAACAAATTAGAATCAAATAAAACCTATAAATTAGGCAATAATAAATTTAATCCTGTCGAGACCATTAGGCAAGAATTAAATAAAAATAAACAGAACATTAAATTTACAGATGTCACATATGACAGTTCTGCTGCCGTGGTTACTGGATTATTAAACAGAGAAATAGAAGTAGGCTATACCGCAACAGGCAACGCCAACAGCGCCATCAAGGCTGGTTCTATAGATTGCCTGTATACTACTGGTGACACCAAATATGGACAAAAAAACCTAGATACATTTGTATCAGGGAGTCCGTTAAATACTTTTAAATTAGGCATGATAGTATTTGTTAAGAACCTATCTGCAGAGCAGATTAAACAATTACAGAAATCACTGCAGAAAGATTTCGCAATGTTAATGACTCAACAGGATATGGTTGATAGTAAAATTGCACCCAATAAAACAGATATTGATAAATTTATTGCCACCGCAAAAATTTATGGAACTTACAAATAAAATTTCTCGTGCGGTGTAATTTTAAAAGTTACACCGCAGCTGACCACCTGGACTTAAATTTTCTTTTAGATCGTACAGTTGAGCCATTACTGTTTTAGATTCTACCTTAACATTTTCCGTATTGTTCTTCGCTGCTTCTTTTTGATTTATGATTATATTTGGTCCGACTCTGCAATTAGTAACATTACAGGAAATTAACAATAATAGTAAAAATAAGTACCTCATATCCATACTTATTTGGTGCACTCGGAAGGACTTGAACCTTCAACCTTCGGTTTCGAAGACCGACATTCTATCCATTGAACTACGAGTGCCTGTAAAGTATAACACTGTTTATATTTTTGTCTATGATAGAGTATTGACTTGTTGATGTAAAGAAAGTTCTTGTTTTACTATTTCTCGATCATTATTATTCATATTTTCTAATAAAATTTTGCTTTGATCATAAACATTTTTTCCTACAATATTGATACCGAGTATTTTACAAGAATCTTTTATTATTTCTGTAGCGGTTTTTCCTGAATTATTAATTTTTGGTTGTATTCTAATATCTCTTAACGCTTTTTTTGCTACAGAAACGAGATCCACATAATCTTTTACATCGGGCAATCCTTTTAATCTTAAAGCGGTGTTAATAATTTCTTCATTGGCGCTGTCACTCATACTGTTATTGTATATAGGGTTTTGTTGATTGAAACGATCTTCATAATTCTCGTAATAGTCTTTCCATTCTGTGGTCTGTGCTGATTTGCCTATTAAATCTCTAATTTTACTATTACCTGCTAATCCTTGATAAGATATTAAATTAGCGAGAGATTCTGAATAGGTCCTAACACTGCCTAAATTGGCCACTTCTGTGGCAATCTGTGTCAGTATGGCGGATCTATTATCGACCAATATATTTTTTTGATTCACATAGGCTGCCCCTGACAGTGTGGTGTTAAAATTATTAGCAGCAGACTCATAAGCACTCAACAAACTGTTCAATGTGCTGGTATCAAGAGTGGTACTGTCTCCCAGTGCATTCACAAAATTGATCAATGCTTGAGTGGCATTTTGGAAGGCAGTATTAGATGCCAATGATGCATTGGTTATCGTTTCCACAGCAACTTTTATTTCCGAGAGCTTGTCATTCATAGTTTGTCGAAGAGTGCCAAAATAATCATCCACTCCTTTGCCCACTGTGCTGGCTTCTACACCATATAGATTCAAATATGCTCCTTGTATACTCTCTACTGTTCCAAGGTGCTCTAAAAAAGTAGGAGTAGTGTCTCCTGTGCTGACTTCTCCCAATGATCCATCCAATATTTTGTAAGTATGATTGCTGAGATCCTGAAGATATCTACCAGCATTGAGATATGGTTGTATGTTTAAAGATGCTTGAATTGTGGTTCTTTGTGAGTCTGTTAATGTGCTGTTGATATCCACAAGATAATTTAAAGTTTTTGTTTTAGTAACAAATCCCGTATTGGCTGCTGTGATTGCTGTTTCTACTCCTGTGTTGCTAAAATTAGGACTAGTTTCTGCCAATGATTTTAAACCTTGTTGTACAGACATTTTTTAATTTGAAAATACGTTGGGAGAACCTTGAATCACCACAGTGCAAGTTGGATCTCCCACTCTGCCCAATCTTAGACCTTCTGCGAACACCGATCGAGATCCACCCAACAACGGTGCTTGATGATTGCAACAAATTGGTCCACAAGGTTTTTTATGAGGAGTGTTTAAATGTCCAGCACAGCTCAATGGTTTTCCATTGGCAAATACAGATCTTACGTGACCCAATCTTGCTGGTGGGCTACAATGTGAGGCTTCTTTATCTCCTAGTCTTGCTACTGCTGGCATACCAGTATTTATGGTACGAAATTATATGCTACTATAACTTGAACTTCTTGAACTCATCCTTTTTAATATCTTGCTTGATTCCACCGATGATATAACTTTCAATTTCCGTTTCCTGTGGAGCTACTTGCATGCCTTTGCTAGATAACCAATGAGTGGTCCACGGCAGAGGATTTTGATTACCAGGTATGTCAAATTCAGGATCAAATCCTAGTGCTTTTAATCTTTTGTTGGCCGTGTATTCCACGTATTGTCCTAATAGTTTTTCATTCAATCCTATGATAGAACCATCCTTGAATAGATGTTTAGCCCAAGCCTTCTCTTCTTCCACACAGGCACGGAACATCTCGATAACTTTTTTATCCTGTCCTTTCATCACTCGCAACATGTCTTTATCATCACCTTTTTGCCATGCTTTGATCACATGAGTGGTTAGATTTAAATGTGTGGCTTCATCACGAGCAATCAAAGAAAGTATCTTGGCAGAACCTTCCATTAGTTTCAATTCTCCAAATGCAAATGTACAAGCAAATGATACATAGAATCTTAATCCTTCTAACAGATTGACATTGATCATAGCAAGATATAACTGTCTTTTTAACTCATCCACGTCGCCTTTGCCATTCACTGTGTATTGTAATGCTCGCTCTCCAAATGCATCATAATTCTCAGTTACCGACACTGCTCTTTTTAGGATCTCTTTGTCATTCAATATGGTGTCAAACACTTCAGATGGATCAGCATACACGTTCTTCATGATGTGTGTGTAGGCTCTTGAGTGTATGGTTTCAAAGAAATCCCAAGTCACGATACAACCTTCCAGCTCTGGATTAGAACAATAAGGCAGAAAGTTAAGACATGGCCCTCTACCTTGCACAGAATCCAGTAATGTTTGATATTTTAAATTTGAAGTGAATATGTGTTTTTGTTCTGGACGGAAGTTGGCATAGTCTGATCTATCTTTCTGCAATGAAACTTCTTCAGGTCTCCAAAAATAACCTAGCATGGTTTGATTTAATTTGTCAAACTGAGGATATCGGAATACATCATATCTTTGAATGGATTGATCTTCTCCAAAGAACATGGGTTCTTTACTCCAATCCACTTGATTCCTATTGAATACTGTTTTTGTCATAATTTAAATTGTACAAGCCTCACACTCTTCTGGATCATCTCCAGCCGTGCTATTTAACTTAGCACTGTTTCCAAAATCTGTCAATTCCACATCTTCTCCATCATCCTTGGCATGGATGGGTGCTATGCCCGATGGTTGTAGATCTTCTTCCTCGCCTTTGAAGTCATAGGTGTTTTGATAGTAGGATGTCTTCCAGCCATACTTGTATGCAGTCAACATATCTTTAGCCATCTCTGATAGTGGCACTTCGTTGTTGTCATAGTTGAGCGGATTATAACTCCAGTTACCGGATATGGCCTGATCAAAATATTTCTGCATCATAGCCACGATCTTGATATAACCTTCATTGCTCGTCTGTTCCCATAACAGAGTGTAAGAATTTTTTAATTTAGGATAACCTGGCACTATCTGTTTCAGTGGTCCTTTTTTGCTTTTCTTTATAGACAGTATGGCTCTGGGTGGTTCAATACCGTTGGTTTCATTGGAAACCACAGAAGAACTCTCGCTTGGCATCTGTGCTGACAGTGTTGAGTGTCTTAATCCAAACTTGGCAATGTCTTTTCTCAATGATTCCCAAGCCATTCTTGTTTTGTGTGGCACGATCTCATCAATTTCTTTCTTGTAATGGTCTATGGGCAGCAATCCATCAGCATATTTGGTTCTATCAAATGCAGAGCACTTGCCTTTTTCCTCTGCAAGAGTGCAACTGGCCCGCAGTAGATAGTATTGGAATGCTTCTGTCAAACGATCCACTGCTTCCCATGCTTTAGGATCACTGTATTTTAGATCCAATTTGGCAAGATAGTGTGCCAATCCAATATAACCTATGCCCAGCGAGCGTCTTGCTTTGGTGGATATTTCAGCTGCTTTCACAGGATAGTCTTGATAATCTATAATTTCGTCCAGTGCTCTGACTGCTAGATCACACACAGATTCTAATTCACTCAAATCGTTGATAGCACCCACATTGATTGCACTCAATATACACAGAGCGATCTCTCCATTCACATCATCGATATGCTGTATGGGTTTGGTAGGCAGTGTGATCTCTTGGCAGAGATTGCTCATATAAACTTTGTCTTTGAATGATGAGTGTGAGTTACAGTGATCAATGTTCATTATGTAGATTCGGCCTGTTTCTGCTCGTTCTTTCAATAGATCAAAAAATAATTCCTGTGCTGGTATGGTCTTCTTAGGAATCTCTTTGTCTGCCTCGTATTTTCGGTACAGATCATCAAATCTATCTGTGCCGAATGCATCATACAATCCAGGCACATCGTGTGGAGAGAACAGAGTGATATCTTCTTCTCGGATGAATCTCTCATAGAACAATTTGGATATCTGTATGGAGTAATCCATTCTTCGCACTCGATTGTCTTCGGTACCTTTGTTATTCTTTAATACGAGTATGTCTTCAATCTCTGTGTGCCAGATAGGGAAATGTACAGTGGCATTGCCACCTCTCACACCATTCTGTGTGCAACATCTCACCGTGCTTTCAAATTTCTTAAGGAAAGGGATCACTCCTGTGTGCTGTACCTCGCCGCCTCTTATTTTTGAGTTGATCCCTCGGATCCGGCCTGAGTTGATACCAATGCCCGCACGCCTTGCCACATAGAGTCCAATAGCCATATCACTGCTGAAGATAGAAGAAAGAGTATCGTCACTGTCAACAAGCACACAACTAGCAAACTGACGAATAGGAGTTCGCACACCAGCCATAACAGGCGTTGGAATGTTGATTTTATGTGTTGAAATCGCATCATAATATTTTTTAACATAGGTCATCCTTTTGTTTTTTGGGTAATCCGCGAACAGGGTAGCGGCAATCATCATGTACATGTCTTGTGGTGTTTCGAACAACTGTCCAGAGCTCCTGTCCTGCACTAGATACTTGTCCACTATCTGCCTCAATCCGGCATAGGTAAAGTTTAGGTCTCGTTCTCTCTTTATCCAGGTATTGAGTTTCTTGATCTCTGTCATGTTGTATTTGTCTATGATGCCTTTGTCATATACTCCTTGACGAATGTTTCTCATGATCAATTTCAATAGAGGTATGTACTCATACTGTCCATGGGCTTCCTTGCGAATGTCATAACTCAATAATCTTGCTGCCGCATACTGATAATTTGGACTCTCCAAAGTGATCAGATCGTTTGCTGACCTCACCAGAATGTGTTGGATGTCTTTAGAACTCATGCCGTCATAAAATTGTATGTTGGCATTCATCTCAATCAGTGATGCAGACACTCCTGGTAATTCTTCGCAGGCTTCTTCCACAACGAAATGTATCTTATTGATATCCAGTGGTTCTAATTGACCGTTTCTTTTCTTAACTCGAATGGTAGAAGGTGTGCCTGGCATGACTGTTTTCGTTTTTGTTTCTGATTTTGCTTTTGTTTGACTGTGCATATTTAGCTAAAAATTTTATAAGTGTTATCTTTAATTTTTTATTTGATTATAACGCTAAAAGACGATGTTGTCTATTGGTAAGAATTAAATTAAAAATACAATTTACGGTAATCTAAAAGCTGATTTTCTAGATCTTTATATTCTTTATTGGCGTGATGATGCATTAAAGGATCAATTTTGTTTTTATTTTTGTCTTTTATATTTTGATGCATATATCTGTTGCCACAAAATCCAAAAAGATCAATTATCTTTTTATTATTATTAATTAATTCAATTTTTTTAAATCCTTTATATCCTTCCAGGTGATTTATTTCAAAATTATTACACATATCAAAAATAAGATAATTAATTTTTGTGTGTTCTAGGAACGATGATAATAATATTAAGTCGGTAAAACAAGAATCCCAATAAGTTCTAATATCGGGCACACAACCATAATATAATTCTGTTAATTTTTCTAATTTTTTAAAATCTACTAGTTGTGATATTTTTTTTTCATCTAGATATTTTGTTACTTGCATAGGATACCATGTACCATCGACTGTGTCATCATTTTTAGATATAGACAATTCCCAACGGGTCGCAGGTGGTATTGGTATTATTACAAAATTAGGATTTCCATTTTGTGCTATCCATTCTATGGTGGTTCTTACAGCTCTGCGGAAACTACCCCCATCCTTGCCCAAATTAACCACTCTATCACAATCTAATGATTTAATAAAATTTTCAGTGGGTTGCCAGATGTTGGCAAAACTGCAACCATTTATGAGAAGTGTGGACATTACTATTGTTTATGCAATTATCGTATTTTGATAATCCATTGTGGCTGATGAGCCTGTGCTGGTAGTGGTATATTTTACTACAAATGTTTCGTTGCCTGCTGTGGAATCAAGATCATCTGTGGTAACAGATAGAGTTACTCCTATGTCAGCAGTCTCTTCATAGTCATCATTGTAGGTGGGTGTGGTGCCTTCTCGGCCAATCACTGTTAATGTGCCTGTTCGGAAATTAGAACCTCTCTCAATTTTATATTTCACTGATAGAGCAGAACCACTGGTGGCTTTAATTCTTATTCCTGTGGTTGTGGCAGATGATGTGTTGTCTGCTAGTGTGATCTGTTTGATTGGACGGTCTATTATACCAATACCATCCACATTCGTTGCTGGCGCAATAGATGAAGATCTTAAATCTGTTTTTGCAAAATAATCAAATTGGCTAGAGCATTCATCGGTGCCAAAATCAATCTCTGGATATGTATTATTGGTAGTGTTATAATCACTGAAATTATTTCCAATATCACTGCCAAACCAGTTGCCCACACTAACAATATTTCTTATGGTTCCTCCTGCAACAATTTTGATTGCATTTCTACCTATATTGCTCCAGGTACTGTATAAAAATTGTACGTTACTTGGACCATTTTGTAATCCATTGGTTGAACCATCTGTGGTTTCGCCTACGTAGGCTCCATATACAGCTATTGAAAAATCACAATTAATAAATTTTATTGAAGTTACATCATAACTTAAATCTACTAATCTAGAAAATTTAGTGAATTGACAGCTGTCAAATACGATATTGCTGCAAGGTAATACCGATGTACTTCTCACAGTGACAGCTCGACTGTTAGAAGTGTCTGCTCCACCTGCTGCATACGTACCTTTGAATCCACAGTTTACAAATCTTATATTGGTTGCACAGTCTATGCTAAAACCTGCATAGGCTTCTCCATTCCAAAATTGAATTCCTTCTATAAAGATTTGTGTGGGTCTTGTGGCCGATGAGGCACCTATGTTGCCATAAACATTGCCTCCATTGTCTTCTGTTACAGCTACTGGTGCATTGCCACCTGATTGATATATCACCGATCCATCAACGCCTTCTCCTGCTAATCGAGCATAAGGAGGTATTTTTAGAGACGCGGATATATTGTAAGTGCCTGCTGGAAAAAATAATATTCTTGATGATCTTGTGTCGTCTTGATCCACTATGTCTGAATATAATTCTTCTAGGGCTCTTTGTATAGCTGCTGTATCATCAGTAGATCCATCTCCCACAGCACCAAATGCTTTGACAGAAACGTAGTCATCCAGTCTCTGTTGTAGAGTTCTCAGAATGTCTACACCATCACCAGTTATTATCGGTGTGGCATCTCCTAGATATCCTCTGTAAACATATTTTAGAGCTGATGAAAACGCCGAAGAACCTGAAGTCAGGATCTCCGTGTTACCCACTGCAGGAGCACCATCTGCCACGGTGCCATTACCTATGAATAGTTTTTGTTCGTCAATAACCCAACCCAACTCTCCGGCCGCTAATTGCGGTAGGTCCGTGGATTTGCCTCGTCTATGTTGTATGCGGCTAATTTGTACTATTGGCACTGTAAATTGCTCCTTAAATTTACAGTATTTATGTTATAAGATGGACTTGTAATATTGCTCTACTCTGCTGAACCACTTGCCTACCCATTGATCGTAATGGTCAATTTCAAAGGTTTGATACTCGTTATTCTGTGTGCAAATGAATATACGACCATGACGTATTTGTGTGTCAAATAACTTGTTGTGTGCTTCTGCATAGGCCACTAATTGTAGGTAGTAATCTTCCACCCACTCTGCTTTTTTTAATTTGCGGCTTTGTTTAAAATCCATTATTGCGGGTGAGCCTTTGTACACTCCTATTAAATCTGTGGTACCTGCATACAATTCAGGATAATAAAGATTAATCTCTGATCCCCATACTTCTGACACATCTCGTAAACCATTCTCAATGATCACATTGGCCATGGCATGAGCCTGCTGCTGTATGAGATTGGAGCCGGGTACTCGAGCCTCTCCTTTGACATGTTTTTCTAGGCTGCGGTGCATTACCGTGCCTATGTTGGCTGATTCTGTGGCTATCCTCTGTGCCTCTTGCTCACCCACTCGTTTCTTCCAAGCATTGAGATGTGTCATGTCTTTGGTCTGGCTCAGTATTGTGGTCACTGAAGGCACTGTGCGACCATCTGGTGTGGTGTAGTGTCTTCGACCCTCTGGCGACGTGCGATTCAATTCATTATATGGATACTTGGCTACATAGGCTATGCCTTGAGCCAGGAGAGTATCATTGGTAAATTTCATTAGCATAATTATATATTAGAATGTCATATATCACAATCGATAATATTAACAGTATCAATGCAGAGCTGTCTAACTATTGCAATGCAGCCTGTCCTATGTGTGCAAGATATTTTCTTGATGGTGTGTTGAACAAAGATAAGGTTAATAATAGTCATACCACTCTAGAATTTTTAAAAAAGAAGATACCGATATCGGTAATCAATAATTTAAAAAATTTTACATCATGTGGTAATCTAGGAGATGCCACTATGAATCCTGAATGTTTAGAAATTTATAGCTATATTAAAGATAACAGTAAAAATGTTTGGTGTTCTTTAAACACAAACGGAGGAGCAAGAAACAAAGATTTTTGGAAAGAGTTAGCTCATTTAAAAGTTCGTGTAATATTTGCTATCGATGGCTTGAAAGATACAAATCATCTCTATAGAAGAAATGTTGTTTGGCAAAAATTGATAGATAATGTGGAGAGTTTTATTTCTGCCGGGGGTATTGCTAGTTGGGCTATGTTAGTTTTTCAACACAATCAACATCAAATAGAAGAATGTAAAGAAATGTCAAAAAAAATGAATTTTAAAAATTTTTACTATCAGCAATCTGCCAGATGGGCAGACTTTGATAGCAATGGAAATTGGTTAGATTTAAACGAAATTTCTTTAGATAACTATAAAATTAAAAAATTTAAAGAACTAACAAGCCTTAAAATAGGATCTGGAGCTAATTCTCAAAAACAAAATCTTATGAAAGATGATTTTAAAAACAAGAAAATAACATGCCAATCATTTGATAAAAGAAATGAAATATATCTAGCAGCTAATGGAGATGTAAGTCCGTGCTGTTGGCTTGGAGATTTAAAAGAGCATGAATCAAAAAATATAATTGAAAATTATAAAAGTGTTAATTTAAATTATACTGATTTAAAAGATATTCTAAAAGGAGATTATTTTAAAAAACTTTGGGAAGGCATACAAGGATTACCTAATTCCAAAAGATTACACACCTGCTATTTTCATTGTGGAATTAATTAACTTCTTCTCTTCATGGCTGCTTTGGCCATCTTCTTCACAGTGTCGGTGCTGCCGATATTGTCTTGGTTCATTGCAGGATCTTTTTCTGCTTGCTTCTCTGTTTTAAGAACAATCTTTTCTTGATTGAAATCATCCACCACATTCTTTAGAGCAGTGCCTTTGTCATAGATGCTTTTGAATAGATTGTAATTGAAAGTGGCGTAACCAGTGTTTTTAATTATTTGTGCTAGAGCATCAAAACTGATCTCTGCTGTCTGTCCTTGCTCGTCAGCATCGCCTCTAAGATTCTGTAGGGTGTTGACGATCACTGATTCTAATTCATTGTTAGTGTTGTTGAGGAACTCGGAGAAACGCATGGGATTACTTCCCAGCTAGTCTTGAATATATTCTTGAGCTGGCTTCAAAAACTTCTCGGCTTTCTCTCTTCTGTCTGCCTTCGGGTTCTGTGCCACCTGCGTTGGCATCTGTGGCTGCGAATTCATCTGATGCTGGTGCATTTAAAGAATCCAACTCATCACCTGCGGTGTCTAATGGTTCATCCAACGATCCCATTGGTTCAGTTGCTGCAATCTCTTCGCCTGTTAATATTCTCACTGCTTGATCTAATTCTGTTCTTGTGGCTGTTAGAGTTTGTTCTGCTGATTCCAGGGCAGGTTTGACTTTTTGTGCGAAGGCATCTGCTTTGTCCGCTCCCATTTCATCTCTGATCCTGTCAGATAATTCTAACATACTTTCAGTTTTCATTTTTGCTAGATCTTCTAGGAATGCTGTCACTTTGTCCATTATGTCTTTGGCAGCTAGAATTAATTCTGATTGATTTTCGATGCCTTCTTTGACTGCAGTTTCTTTCTGAACCATTGCTCCAATTATGGCATCCTTATCCTGTGGTTTGATTCCCGGAACCATTTGAATTTTTTTAGCCAGTGCTTGTTGTTGAGGAGATACTTGTGTGTTGATTCCTCCGGCAGCTTCTCGCACTGCCTGATTTAAAATGTCCAACATCATTTGATTTTTATGATAATTCTCATCTTTCAATTCTTGTCCAAAATGTTGGTTGTTAGTTATCTCGTGTATTTTGGTTCTAACCATGTTAGCCATGTCTTCTAGTTGTTCCACTGTCAGTCCTTGCAGATTCATGGTCTGTCCAAAACGAGATTCAAACTGAGATAACAGTCCTTCTGTATTAATAGTCTTTGTTAGATCTGTTGCTTTCATGTATCAAATTAAAATGGTTATGGTTGGTTCCACTCTTCGTGTTCTTCATATGTTATTGTAATTCCGTTTGCTTGCCTGTATGCCTCTGCTTTGCTGCTTTCTCCAGAAATATTTCTCCAAAATTGATAATTTCTAAAACTATTAAAATTTTTCCAGGTACTTGTAACTGTTGTAATACCATTTGAGATTGATGATGTCCTGGAAATAAAATCTCCAGAGTTTGTTAATTCTGCCAACTTGTCGATTATTTCCTGAGAGTTATAATCAGCTTTTCCCTCTGGGATATTTTTATAGCTTCTTGTAGTAAAAGACATTAATTTCTCCTTATGTGCTGCGTTTATTTAGCAGGGTTAGTCCTGAACGTGCTATCAAATAAATCCTGTATCTTCTGCTTAATAGCGTCCGCTTGACGGTTTGCTTCACGGTATTTGTTCTCATATATAAAAGCCTGAGCATCATCGCCGTTTTTTTCGGCTGATCTTAGTTTGCCTTTATAGCTCTTTATATCAAATATGCGACTAGCAAATTCCGAATCCCAATGCAGTATATTTTCGGGTATTGTTTTACCATCTGCTAGATGATGTGCTATTAGAATGGCACTCTGTTTAAGATGTATATCTTCATACATAATCCGTGCTTGTATCATGTCTGCTATCACATATACAAAACGAGTTTCATCGGCTCTGCGTGGCACGATGGCTATGTTGCCAATGAGAATGCCTTTGCTGAATTGTTTCGGCAAGTGACGAAATGGACGATGTTTCTCGTCGTGTTCAGCCAGTGCCTTGAGTTTGTCGTCAAGATTGTAGGCCGCTATCTGTTTCAGCAGTTCATCGCGATTACGCATATACTTTATTCTGTTGTAAATCTTATATGCTTATTTAAAGCGTATTGTGTGTCGTTGTCAAGTTTTTTCCTGACCAGTATGCCCTTGTCGCTCAGCGTCTTGGCCGTGATGGCCTCTTCTATTGGTAATTCACTTTGTAGGAAATGCTCACGGTTCTGCCACTTGTGGATGAACAGATGTTGTTTTTCAGTGATGAACACTCGCACGTGGCGAGATATGTGTACGTACATTCTATATAGATTAACTGATTTTCATTAATACCACTACTATGGTGCTGAGTAGTCCTGCTACCACAGTGCCAGCAGTCATTATAAGAGTTTTGCTCTGGCTCTTCTGTCCTTCTAATACATCATCACTCAATCGTTTAAGACTGGTTTCAATGGCAGAAAGACGATCGTGTAAACCTTTATAACGCTCGGCGCAAAGGTCCACGTGTGCTTCTAAATTTGTTTTTTCTAAATCACTCATTAATATTCTCAACTCTCGTTTTATTTCCGTTACTTGTGTACGTATTTCTCTTAACCGAGCCTGTATGTTTGCCATTGCTTCCCGCTGTGCCTATTTGTGCTGTGAGTGCCTTGAGTAACATTATTTATTCTGCTCTGCGATTTTCGTAAAGTAGGTGTTTATATACTGTGGGTCTTGTGTGTTGAAAACATTCCGAGGAAATGCTGCTGTCTCTTTGCAGAAGTTTATTATGGGAATCTGATCGAAGTCCTCGATCAATCCGCCCACAGAATCTCCATCAAAAGCATACACTTCTGATTGTTCTACCTGCCATTCAAACTGCCATATGGCATGACGACCTTCGAACACTGATCCAAAGCGCCAGTTGGCCACAGAGTCGATCTGTTTCCTGGGAGTGGCTTCCCAAGTGATGTTGCTCCTCATCTGCAATAATTGTAACAGCGTGGTGAAGTTGGCCTGCTGATTGCGAGCCACGGCAAGAGTGGCAGCATCATGCACCAGTTCTCCGCTCTTCGTCTTGAACGGGAATTGACTGCGTAACACTCCGTTCTCCGTGATGTCCACCAGCGTGGTAATTGAATATGTGTGCATATATCGAGAAGTTTGAAGTATTTAACTGTAAGCAAGAAAGGGTGAACAAATAAATGCTCACCCTTTCTATGATTGGTGCTATTCTACTTAAAATTAAGCAAAAGTTGCAACAAGTGCTAATTGGATATCAGCAACGTAAGCTTCGTTAGCAACGTTAACTACTCCTGTTCCTTGTACAGCGATGTACAATGGATCAGTTCCAACTGTACCAGATATACCTGCTACTGTTACCGCATCAGATGCTCCTGAAGTGATACCAGCAGTAAGTTTTTGCACTAAAGTGTTTAATTCACTTTGAGTGTGAGATCCAGTTCCTTTGTTAACACTGTAAATTCGTGTTGTAGGACCAAGACCTTGAGTACCGGTTGTGGTGTTTGCATTGTTTGTTATTGTAGCCATTTTATTTTCTCCTTTTTCTCTGTTAAATGGCATATCACCGCTCAGGTGACATGTTGCAATTATTTATGGTAAAGATTGGTAAATTCTACTGTATTATATTAATTTTCGGATGGAATGCTCTCTTTTTCGTCTTTGCAGTGCTCACAAGTGCAAGAACCACACTCTAGGCATTCAAAACACTCTGTTTCACAATGATGCTCACAACTGCATCGTTCACATACACATTCTATCATAATGATATTTATAGATTTTTTAACTCAATAAATCAGAGTCGTAATTGACAGGATTGCTTTGGTTCTGACACTGCCAACAACCACATTCGCTACATTCTTTACAGTTACCGCACAATCTTTCTCCACAGTGTGCTTCGCAATGGCAATAGTGGCAGACTTCTGCCTTGATGTTTTTCGAGGTGTTGGTGTCGTACATAATTAATATATTAATACGTGGATATTTACCAAATGATTAAAAAGAATTTTTTTCTTACAGACCTGATGAAGACGGGGTATCATCAAAAGATAGATGAGTTTTTATCAATGGCTGACATAACGGGAGAAAAGATAGAATCAACAGGAGAATATTATACTTTGCATCAGTATGATCTCACAAAATATGATAGACTTTTTGCTATGATAGATCATCAAATATTTCATTATGTTTATTGGCAAAATAAAAATTATAAAAAAGATATTGCCCATAGAATTAGTCAACTTAAAGAGATGGGTTTTAAATTTATTGTGACTTTTCCATGGGAATCTTTAGAGAATATGAGTTCTCACGAAGAATATAAATTATTGTTAGAAGGAATAGACTACAAAATATGGCATGGAAGTACAAATTGGTTTTGGTTTTTATTATACAAATTGCATAAAAATAAACAATATAATTTTAATCACAATAAAAAACTATATGATTTTTTATATCTTAACAGACAATCTAGAAAACATCGTAAAAGATTATTTGAAGAGATGCTGAATGGGGGAGCATTAGATAACAGCATTTACAGCTTTTTAGATGATCCTTACAGAATATCATTGCCGGAACAATATGAATTGCCATGGGTAGGAAAAGGAAAATTTCCTAGATATGGTGGGGAGCAAGAGATATATGAACCACAATTCAATGACACCACTTTTAATTTAGTATCTGAAACCAATGATAATAATAATGATATTTTCATGACCGAAAAGATATGGAAACCCATTATTGCTGAACAGATATTTGTGGTGCATGGTAACTATCAATTTTTAAAAACATTAAGAAATATGGGATTCAAAACGTTTGAAAATTACTTCGACGAGGGTTATGATAATGAATTAGATCCAGAAAAAAGAATACAAAAAATCTTTGGATTGTGTAAGAAATTAAAAACTTTAGATCAACAAAAAATATATAAAGAAACTGAGTTTATAAGACAACATAATAAAAATTGGTTTTTTAATAAAGAAGTTTTAGTGAAATCTATCAATGAAACTGTGTTAGGTTTTTTGAAATTTGCCGATCGCAGTTAGATTCTTCCTGCTGAATCCCAAACGATCCACTAACTTGACTGCATCTCCAGCCGTGCCCACTGCCACAAATCCTTCTGGGTCGGTCACTTCTAATCCTGCATCAGTTTGTGCGAATGTACCGATGGCTGTGGCCTTGTTTAATTTTGCCAGTGTTAAATTTTTAAGTGCAACGACTTCTTTATAGAATGCCATCATAGCCGCCAATGGCTTCTGCATCTGTTTTAAGAATAGAGGCATGTCTTTCATTTTCTGCTGTCTCAGTTGTAGAGCTTTCTGTGCTTTCAATCCTGCAGCCTGCTGTTGCATTCTGCCCTGATAGAACTCAGCGAAATCTTTTAGATATTGGTTGGTGTCTGTGGGTATCCGGCCCTGTCGTATCTGATCATTGATAAACAGCATGAAAAAAGGTAGGAAGTCTTTGTTCACTCCCAGCATAGCAGAAAGATTGGTAGGTACCTTGGTTAATAATGATTTTAACTGCTCTATCCCTGCTGTGAATTGAGATTGTTCTTCCTTTGTGAAATTGGCTGTGCCACTGACATTTTTATATGTGGCATTGTCAAACCATACATCGGGTGAGCGAGTGAATGCGGCCACGTCAGCACCATATTGAGCTTTTAGATTGGCTATGGTATCTCCTGTGTAGGTGGTGTGGAATATGATGCCCACTTGTGCTGCGGCGATCTGTTTGCCCAAATCACTGTTCTCAGGCACTGCGTATGTGATGGTGTTGGGCTTGAAAGTTATGTAATTTTCTCCTGCCATACTCTGTCTTGTGAGAGTGTCTCGGTCAAACATAAAGTCACCTTGCACGATGCCTGTAATGTTTAATTTTTTGAGATGCACTAGACACTTTAATAATTTTTGTCCTAGATCGTCTGTGCCGTGATTACGAGCAATGTCTTCTTTCGTATAATTCAGTTTGGGTGTTTTGGCAAATATACCTTTGGTGCCCACAAACCACTTGCCATTTTCAGGATTGATACCACACACTATGGCTGGTGCACCGTCCCATTTAACAGAAACGTTGATGGGTTGATCTGCTGATCCCTGCAGTGTTTGTAGAATGCCTTGGAAATAATCTATCACACTCTGACCACCCGAATGACCATCAGTGAGAATAATATCTTCTATGT